AACCGCCTATACCAACTCGTGAATTATCTGTATCCACTATTAGTACATCACCAGATGCACCATTTTTTCGTACAACTAATGCTGTTGTAGAGTCTACATCTATTACAGATGTACCTTCTACAATCTCATCAAGGGATATTGAGCCACCGCCTGATACAGTTAAATCACCTGATATAGTGAGGTCACCATCTATTGTTCCACCATTACCAAAGTCTTCGGTAATATGTCTTAACATTGAACTTTGCATTATACCTCCACTATTCTTACAGCACCAGTTGAAGTGCTAGTAGAGTTGTGATTGAAATATATAGTGTCACCAAGACCTCTAGGTACTGTTAAAAATGTAAGTGTATTTTTTGGAAGTATCATATCATCACTATCATTTACATTTGATTCTGATGCAGTAAAGTTGAAGTATATTTCAACTGCTGAATAAACACCGATTGTTGCGGTACTAGCAGTTAATAATTTGTGTTTTGTATTTGCAACATCTGCTGAACTGCCTGTAGTTTCCGATGAAGATACTGTCCAAGCCCCTCCAACTGTTGCATTAAGTGCCTCCTGTACGGAGCGTTTATGTAGGTCTGCCATTTTCCTTCCTCTCTAAGCCTGACAATAGCGTGAGCGAGACTGTGCTATGTCGTTATTTTTTAAGTTTTTTCTTTATTTTTTTGACTGCTTTTTTTGCAGTAGATTTTTTAGGTTCTTTATATGGACTCCAATCGGATTTACTCATTACTCTTTCGTAGCCATTATTTTTTAACCATTCAATTTTTTCAGGATGTCCTTTAAGAGTTTTGTCTCCAATGATTTCCATTTGACCTGAATTTGATTTTTTCCAATATTGCATATTAACCTCAGTTTATTGGGGGCATAATAAATACACCCCCAATATTTTCAGAATGCTATTTAAGCGTTACGGATTTTAAGACCTTTCTTATTATCTGTATCGTCTATTCTTTTCACACCATAAAGCAAATCTGCGACCACTTTAGTACCTAAAGCATCAATCGAGTATTCGCTCTGTACCCTAACTTCTTGCTGAGATGCAAAAGCTACGGCTGATTTATGAAAAATAGCTCCACTAATTGTGCTAACTCCTGCTCCACCTTCATCAGCGGTGTCTACAGTATTTGACATATATACGTCAATACCATAAAGTGAGCCAACAAGACCTGAACGTAGTCCTCTGTTACCTTCGCCAACTGCATCATTTCTGATAAAGTATTGTGCAATACCACCAGAAGGATTCAAGATGTCAGCAAAAAGAGTTGGATTAACAACCATTGCACATTCTCCATCCATATAAGGAATATCTGCTTCACCTAAAAGTGCCAATCCTTCTTCAAATTTATCAGCACTTAGAGTATCGTCTGACGCTAAGTTCAATGAATCTTCTAAACCTTGTAGCTCAGTCCATATATCAGCATCTACCTGACGACTAAGAGCTTCACCCATCATCCTAGCATATTTTTCTACTAAATCAGCTTCGGATTGGATTAAAGCCACATCTTCAAATAATTTTGCGACATATTTGTGTTTATTAACTGTTAACTGAGTTTCTGTGGTTGCAGTTGCATCGTAAGATACGTCTGAACCAGCAGACTTGTCAGATGCACTTATCAAACTCATTTCTGGAATATGAAGAACATCCCCATAACCTTTTCCCCCGAAAAGAGCAGAATAATCATCTACTAGCCCACGAAATACAGACTTTCTTTCAAAATACTTATAAATTCCATCTGCCCAGATTTCAGGAATAAAATGCTGGTCAGTTGCGGTGGTAACTGGGTCACCTTGATAATTTCTAGCCATTTATTTTACCTTTTTATGTATGACTCCAATATTGTGTTCCAGTTCCTTCTTCTTTCTTCCGCAGACATATTTGTCCAGTCAGCAGTATTTTGAGTTGGAACAGTTCCCTTTCTATCAGGTGGATTTTGTTTTTCTACCTCTGAGAACTCTTCAACTATACTTAAAAGAACCTCTGTATCAACATTGGCAAATTTTTCACGTTTTGATTCAGGAAGTTGAGCCAAAGCACCTTCACGAAGTCGAGCATCCATTGCTTCCCATCTTTCCTTGTAGGGCTTGTAGGAGTCAATTTCATTAGCAAGGTCTGCATTTAGCTCTTGCCATTTCTCTTCTTCTCGTAATTTTGCTCTTCTCTCTTCTTCCTCTTTTGCTTTAAAAGATTCAAGAGACTCTCGAAGTTGATTTCTTTCTGAAATAACCTCGTTTAGTCTTGAAATTGGTACATTGTTTTCGTCTTTAGTGACGGCTTCCTGTTTTACATCTGGCTCGATGGTCGTTTCTTCGGACATTTTAACCTCTTAAGTGAGTTATGAAATATGCAGGATTTTGTCCTTGCATTAAAGTTATGCTATAATGTAAGTTAGGAAAGTAATCTAATGCAAGAAAAAAATTACGAATTTAAGAAAAAGTGGTTTGAATATTTAGGTTACAAACCGCACAATGGTCAGTTGCCCTTGCATTACCCAGAAAAGCAGGATGCCAGATTTCAAGTAGTGGTATGTGGAAGAAGATTTGGGAAAACTTGGGCAAGTGCTATGGAGGCTACTTATGTGGCATCCCAGCCTAATAAACGTATTTGGGTTGTTGGTATGTCGTACAAGAAAGCTAGATTGATATTTCGTGAAATATGGCAACGAATGGTTATCGGTCATCCTGATGATGTAGACAAAGCATCAGAAAAAGATATGTACATCCGATTCAAGTGGGGTACTACTGTAGAAGGGATGTCAGCAGATAATCCTTCAAGTCTTGTGGGTGAGGGTCTTGACCTACTCGTAATAGACGAGGTTGCCAAAATGAATAAGAAGATTTGGGATATGTATTTATCCCCAACTGTAGCAGGTAGAAAGGGTAAAGTTATTTTTATTACAACCCCAGAGGGAAGAAACTGGATATATGATTTGTTTAAGTTAGGAGCAGATGACCCACTATGGGAGAGTCATACATCTCCTAGTTGGGTAAATCAGTATGAGTTTCCACTAGGAATCAATGACCCTGCTATTATAGAACGTAAAAGAAATATGTCAAAAGAATTATTTGGGCAGGAGTTTGGTGCGGAGTTCTCTGTCTTTGAGGGTAAGGTTTGGAACTTCGATAGAGACTTGGATGTTGGAGAGTTTCCATATGACCCAGACCTACCCACATATTGCTCTATTGATTTTGGGTTCAGGATGCCAGCAGTATTGTTCTTACAAACATATTGGGATGGTAGCGTAGAGCATATTAGGATATTTGACACTATCCTACACAAAAAAGATATAAAAACAGAAGATTTAATCAAGATGATTAAAATAAAAGGATACCCTATAATGTCTTTCTATGGCGACCCTGCTGGTTCTAATGTACAGGGGCAGTCAGGTAGAGGAGATATGGAGATATTCAGAAGAAGTGGAATAAACATTCTGTCAACCAGAGACAGGGTAAGTAGAAACATCGTAAACAGCGTAGCTTACACCAGAGGGTTCTTTGAAAGTGCTGATGGTATTCGTAGAGTACACGTTGATAGAAAATGTACGGATATGATAGAAGACTTCGAGGAATACAGGTATCCAGAAACAGAAGAAGGCAAACCAGTCAAAGAAGAACCATACAAGGATGGTGTACACGACCACGGAAATGATGCCTTTAGATATTTTATAATTAATAGATTTCCAATGAGAAACCAAGAAATGAAAAGGATTCAAAGATGATTGAAAAGATGTTAAAAGATAAATTGCTTGAAACAAAGTTGTTAATGTCTCACGTTAGAAGAAAAGAAATAAGAAAGTATCTTGATTACTACTCTGGTGTTGATACAGAACAATACATAGGAAATTACTTTAGTGGAGATGCCTTTCAAGAAATACCACCTAGTGTTACTAACTTTACAAGAAAGTTTATCAATAAGATTAGCAGAATATACAGTCTAGGGGCAAACAGAAACGTAGGAGATGCTACCGAAAGATACCTACAGCTTACACCAACAAAAGATGTTCGTATGAAACATTCAGAAAGAATGACAAGGCTTGTTGGAACTATTGCTAATCGTGTTTATTGGGTAAATGATTCATTTGACTACAGACCAATCTACTACTTTGAGGCGTACTTTGACGACAATCCTTTTCAACCCTCTGCTATTACATATCCATTACTAAACAACACAGCAGACCTATCTGATGCCACCAATCTACAATGGGAATACTGGGACAATGAAAAGTATGGTATGATGAATGAAGAAGGTGAAATAATGGAAGAATTTGAGAATCCATACGGAATAATGCCATTTGTATTTACTCATAGAGAAGACCAGCTAGATTCATTCTATGTTGAGGGTGCTAGTGACGTTGTAAACTGTAATGAACAAGTAAATATAGCATTAACTGAAATGAATCTTGGTATGAGGTTCAATATGTTTGGTCAGCCGTGGGTTACAGGTCTTAGAGCAGACCAAAGT